GAAGATCGATCAAGAAACTGCTCAACGATCTATTGATGCAGTAAAAGAGTCTCTGCGATCAATCATCGGTTCTCGTGCAGACAAACTTGATTTTGAGATTCGCAATCGCCGTCAAGAGAATGGCGATTACAAACTAAGCGGTGCTTGCACTATTGATGTACGCACTCTTCAATCACTAATCGAGAAGGTTCTCGAAGCAAGGGATATGGTGGCTTAAATGAGTTACTTCTTAGATCGATTCGTAGAGGTTCAAGATCGCTATCACAAAAATTATCGATCACAGACTCAGTACTCAACTTGGTTAGGTACAAAGAGATGTGAAAGCATGATCGAGATCAATACTGTTCCTAATACTTACTATGAAGAAGAGTACAAAGGTCATGCGTTGATCATTCAAGGTTCACATTCTAAATGGAATACGATCCTTGATAAGAATGGAATGCCATTCACTTGGACACCTGATAAAGCAGAGATCGCAACTCGTGGAGATGTAACTGAGCGAAATGTGTATCAGGCTTGGGCTTGGCGAATTGGTGATCCAACTGAGGGCTCTAATCTTGAATGGAATAGCCAGTACGCAATTATTGGTGGCAATTATCCCTCAGATAATCTTGCCAAGACGATCAAGAGTGCAAAGAAGCGCATTGATCTTGAAGCAAAGATCGTTGCAGTCAAGGATCAACTGATCTCGATCGCTAATGAACGAATGACTTACTTCTCAAACATGAGTGATTTCACGCCATACAACGCAGTAATCAATGATCAGGTGTTCATTCAAGGTCATGGTCGATTGCGTAAGGGTGTAGTCGTTGAGACAACTGGATCACGATTCATCGTTGCTTATGTAACTCCGTCTAATCACAATGATCTGAAATACAAGACACTTCCGCTTAGTCGTTTATACAAAAAGGAGAATGCGTGACAACTAGAAGCAGAAAATCACCTAAAACAATAGAGAGAGAAAATTATCTCGCTATTGGTATTAAGGCGTGCAATAAGTGTGACAACTTAAAAGAGTTAAATGAGTTTCGATCTGCTAAAACAAAGTCAGGTGTTGTCTCTTACTGCCGACCTTGTGAAGATGCCTATAAATTAGAGTGGCATATAAAGCGCAGGGCTGAGATCAAAGCATGGATTTACAATTACTTAATGGCTAATCCATGCGTTGATTGCGGTGAAAAAAATGTGCTTGGACTCGACTTTGATCACATCAGAGGCGCACGAAAGCGATACAACATCGCTCACGCATTCATGCTAACTGGCATGACTATTAAAAGGCTGGAAACGGAAGTAGCAAAGTGTGATGTCCGTTGCCGAAAGTGCCATGCGATCCGTACACATATCAATAGCAATTCTTGGAAATACAGAATGGCTAAAGAAAGAGGGGATATATGAACTTAACAACTAGAGGGTGGATTGTGCTGGTGATCGTGCCAGTACTGATCCTGATCTCACTATTTACTTACGCAACTCGTGATCTTTGCTATGTAGGCAAGGGTGGCAACGCTTTGGGATACGGATCATGTATCAAGATGATCGATGAAGTGATCGGAGATAACTAATGTGGAATGAAAGTGAAAACACAGTACTAATGCGTTGTTGTGATGAAATACAGTTTGAGTACACCTGCTCAGATTGCGGTGAAAAGGGTGGTTGCATGTTCTGTGACTTTAACCCTGATGAACCTTGCGAATGTAAGGAGACAAAATGATCCAATCTGATCTAGAAATGTTACTTGCTGATGTCGTTCGATCTAAATGGGGCGATAGAGGTATTGAGTACCTTGTTGGTGCGATCTCTAGTATTACAACTGATGATCAACTAACTGTTCTGATCAATGCAAATCTTGATTCTCGTGTAGTGCGAACTTCACCTGACGGCTCACTATTCTTAGGAGATAACTAATGATCGCAACTGTTAAAGAGACGATCGAGATTCTGCAACGCAACTACGGCAACGCACTCGATGAACAACTGGTAGTTACATGGTGGGATTCAACAGACTTCGAAGGTCGTGATCTCGATAAGGCATTCAATGTCTGTGATGATGCACTTGATGTCTGCATGGGTCACATCAACGATACTGTCGCTGACTTTGTACCTGCTTTAAGTGAAGGAGAAGAATAAATGGGATATGCACAAATTATTCGTAGGGTAAAAGCCCACGAACTAACTAATTGCGATGATTGCGGGAATGACGAACTTACTTCATCAGGCAAATTGATCTTGGATTCAAGAGATGAACCTGTGATGTGGTTCTGCTTTAACTGCATTCAAAAAGTAAAAAAGTAACTTTATCGAGTAGGGGTCAACGCAGGGTTATGACAGGGTTTGTTCATTCTCCCTATCTCCTTACCTGTGAAGGGCGGTCATGATCGCATTCGATAGTTACGGCGTAGCCGTACCTGCCCCTACTCGATTTCACTATTTACACCACCTAGAGAGAGAAGAGGTCATGTCAAAGAAAAAAATAAACGAGTTAAACATTCAGGTTCTTAGTACAACGCCCGACATGGGCTTTGACAAAACAACTGAATCTTTACTGCTTTCAACTGGCGTAGTAAAGATTCGATGCATTGAAATCCGATGCAGTAATTGCGGAGTAAATCAAAAATCTCAAGATTACAAAACTGAAAGCCGTCACGCACCCGACTGCGAAAGTGCATTCGGTTCTAATCCTTACATAGAAGAAAGTTATTAATAATGGAAACTGCAAGACTATTCACAATAGATGAAGTAAACCGAATACTTAATGCACGATTTGTACATGGTGAATCGTTGAAGGTTGTTGCTGATCGATTCGGTACAACTCGCGTTCTGATCCGTAAATTAGAAAGCAATTACTTAAAACGACTCAAAGGAGAAATACATGACTGAACTATCCGAACACCAAACTGATCTAATTAAATCAATCACAATCGCTAACGAGTTTCTAAAGATCGTTCGTGGATTCAAGGTTGATTCGGATCGCACAGACAGTCTGCCTCAGGAGATCAAGGAGTACCTAGCCAATGAGCATCTCAATACGATCATGGAAGATAAAGAGATCGAACCTGAAATGCTTATATGGGGAATGCTTCACATGATCGAGATTCTGTTGAAGTATTCTGATCTTAATCCTGAGGACTTAACAGAGGTAATGGATTCATTTGTTAAATATGTTGTAGCAAATCCTGATCAATATACAGATAGGAGTAATGATGAGTAGATTTGAGATTACGAATGCGCCATGTCAGAAGGGCGTTGATCCTGAAATCTTCTTTCCTGATCCAACAGAGACGGCAAAGATTCATGAAGCAAAATCGATCTGCGGTCAATGCGATCCAGTCACAAAGAATGAGTGCCTGACATTCGCACTCACTAATGGTGTGCAGTACGGCATCTTTGGTGGGCTTACTGAACAAGAGCGTAGCAATTTACGCCGAAGAGAAAGTCGAAAGTACAAGCAATATGTATCAGTAGTGGGGGAATACTAATGGAGTACGCAAAGAATCAGGTAGTAATAGAGGTCAATGGTGGCGTTGCAGAAGTAACTCGTTGCCCTAGTGAGATCGAAGTGATCATCATTGATCACGATAACGACATGAATGGAGATCAAGAATGAAAACTATTGAAGATATTGATTACGAGATCGCATTCATTGAGATTGAACTAGAAGCCAATGAGTTTGTTTATCTCAGTAAAGATCAATTAACTGGTTGGCTATCTGCACTTAATTGGGTTAAGTCAAAGTGGGATTACGAAAGGAAAACTAATGGATAACAATAACGAGATGATCTTGGTAGATCGTGAAGAAATCGAGTTACTTGCAGAACAAGACATCACCGATGATCAATGGCAGATGATCAAAGAACAGATCGCAACTGACGATAATATGTGGCAGGTTATCGATGAGTGCATCAGACATACTGTTGATCAGGTGATCATCAATGGTTAATACATTCTTGCCATTCCCACAGTTTACTAAATCTGCTCAGGCACTCGATTACAGGCGATTAGGTAAACAACGAGTAGAGGCGTGGCAGATACTTCAAGCCCTGCGTGGCGAGACTAAGGGCTGGACTAATCACCCTGCTACGAATATGTGGCGTGGTCATGAGAAAGCCTTGTGCGAATATGGAATTGCGATCTGCAAAGAATGGATCAGTCGTGGATACAAAGACACGATGCTCGATCGATTCGTTGCGGTGCATTCGCTATTACCTGATTGCGATATGCCTGTGTGGTTAGGTGATTCTTCATTTCACCAGTCGCATCAAAGCAACTTAAAACGCAAAGATGCGGATCATTACAATTTCAATGTTGAAGATGATCTTCCGTATCTTTGGTTTGATCGAATGCTCGGTGACTTCAAAGTATTTAAGATTGGAAAAAAACCTAATGAAACTAAATCGAAAACTGGTGCAACGCTATGAAGGACTGGCTCACTACTACCGACATCGCGCAACTAACAGGGCTAAAGATCGACACGATCTACACCTATCGAAAGCGAAACACCCTTCCCGATCCCGATCACATGATCGGCAACCGACCGCTATGGAAGCAAGAGACGATCGATGAATGGAATGCCTACCGAACTACTCAGATCGAGATCGAGAACTAAGTCACCATCGGCGATCTGGCTGATCTAAAAGTTACTTCAAGCGCACATAAGCAGATTCCCTAAGCCCATAGTCACTATTGACCCCCTAGCCCTTGATCGGGCTAGGGGCTTTTTTTTGACTTGTAAGTTACTCACCAGTAACATTACTCAGCAGTAACATGAAGGGGGAAGATCATGGCTTATGTCGTAAAACGTGGGGATCGATTCACAGGCTATTACCGAAAGGGCGGTAAACGCCTCTCAGCAGGTACATGGGGCTCGACTATCGATGCCATGTACCACGCCTCAAAAGCAGAGGCATCGGGCGTTAGCGAGCCCTCTAGGGCGGTATTTACCCTATCGACCTACATAGAGTCATGGTTGCCTACGGCTGATCTCATGCCGATCACTCGCAAGGGCTACCGATCCATTCTTGATCGCTATGTCATGCCGACCTTAGGTGATCGCAAAGTAACTGCGATCGATCGCAGAGCGATCCAAGAGTTACTTCAAGCCCTGCGATCTGAGGGAGTCGGATCAGCAACTCTCAATCAGGTCAAAGCCTCTCTCGGATCAGCCTTCTCCCAGTTAGTCGATACAGGAGAATTAACTCAGAACCCTACGCATGGAATTAAGATCAAGGCGAAATACTCTGACATCTCAAATGTTGTAGAGCCCGAAGAGTTTAAGGCGATCATTCAGCACCTACCGACCGAAGGGGCGCAGTTATTCGCCCGATTCTTGGTCGCTAGTGGGTGCAGATTCGGGGAAGCCACCGAGATCAGGGTCAAGGACATCAACCTAAAGACAGGCGAAGTCTATGTCCAAAGGCGAGTCAGCGATCTTGGATCAAGCCATACCAGTAGGTTTCTAGTCGTAGAAGCCACAAAGTCGGGTCATAAGCGAAGCCTTATGTTAAGCAAAGCCCTACTACAAGAGATTCAGGGCTATGTCATATCAAAAGCCCTATCAAAAGATGACCTACTGTTCCCAAGAACTATCATCTTGCCAGCAGGTAAACTAAAGACTTCTCGTGGAGAAATGTCTAAGCGACCATTCGCCCAAGACGGAAAACTGTTCCAGCATGGAACTCTGTACGCCTACACACATGGGCGTTGCCGATGTGAGGCTTGTAGAGAGTCGGTGCGAAAGCACAGGCAAAAGACAAAGCCATACCAAAAGCAACAGGGCTTCATCGACCATACGAGTCACCTACCACGAGATGTATGGAGAACTATATGGAACAAGGCAATAGCCAAGTCAGGCATCGGTTGGAGTCCTAGAACCCATGATCTCAGACACGCTAACGCTACTCAACTTCTAAAAAGTGGGGTAGATGTGCATGAGGTCAAGGAACGCTTGGGGCATCAGTCGATAAAGACGACAGAGCGATACTTACATCGCCTTCGTCACAACCAGTCAAAGGCATCAGAAAGTGTCAATGACTTTTTGGAGTGATGATGAACCTAACAACAAGAGGCAAGATCGTATTCGGATCGCTATTTACGGCGATCTTCGTAGCAAGTGGGATAGTGGTACTACCACCAGCCCTCAGCCCTACGCAAGCCGAAGCACAGATCATGCAGAAGCAATACCAAGAGCGAACCCTAGCCAAGTACGAGAACGCAGACAGACTGACTAAGACACAGTTAGTTGACCTGCTACACGCCATTGGCTTCAAAGGACAAGCCTTACGCTATGCGTGGGCTATCGCTATGAAAGAATCAAGAGGAAACCCTCTCTCCCACAACGGCAACCGAGAGACAGGAGACAACTCATTCGGGTTGTTTCAGATCAACATGGTTGACTCATTGGGACAAGATCGTAGGGACAAGTTCAGTTTGGAGTACAACGCCCAACTGTTGAACCCTGTGGTGAATGCCCAAATCGCTTATTACATGAGCGATGAGGGTAAGAACTGGAAGTCATGGAAAGGCATTCACAATCCAGTAGTAAAGGATTGGCTGAAGCAGTTCCCTGAAGCCCAAGCAAAAGCACTAGCAAAAGCGAAAGCAAAAGCAATAGGACAAGCAACAGAGTAAGCAATAGGAGAAGCCCCGTCAGAAATGGCGGGGCTATCTTCGAAGTAACTCTGATCTGGCAGCCAGGTGAGTTAGTTAGTTAAAGGAGCATAAAATGGCGGTATTTCATGATCAAGACTGGGAGCGTAGCCAGTCAATGAATGTGCAGAAGGCAAAGCCATACCACAAGCAAGAGCAGATCTCAAAGCAATACCAGAAGGTCAAGCAAGTACCTACGAAGTTACCAAAGCCACACCAGAAGGGCAAGCAGTGGGTTCAGGACGAGTTGCCCTTCAATGATAAGCCTTGGCGTGAGAGATCTCTTACTGATACTGAGATAGAAGAACTCTTTTGGGGCAAGTTAGTTCAGTTGGGCTGGAGAATTGAAACTTACGGAGACGAAACTGCCGATATCTGGGTGAACCACGTTACAAGAAAAAATGTTGTATTGCCTTGCCCTCACTGCAATAAAAAACTAGAGACAATAGTGTGGGAGTTTATTAACTCAACAAATGCTAAGAAGATGTCCGATGAGACCGAAGTTAAAAAAAGAATTGAAAGTCATGGTGGGTTTGTTTGCCAAGCCAAAGGCACACCAGAAGCATAAGCAATAGCAAAAGCCCTACCAGAAGGCAGGGCTTTTACTTTTATTGTTAGATTATTTAGGTTGGTTGTCAGTAATTAGTTTTACTTCACAAGCATCAGTGGTGCAGTAAGCCTCACCAATAGCATCAGCAGCCATTCCAGCATAGACACCAGAGAAGTCAATCGG